GATATTGAGGCTTTACTTTTAGATATATCCGACAAAGAGCTAATCGAGAAAATTAAGGCGAGCATGAATGGTGCTGATGATAATAAATTAAATCAGATCAAGAATAGGATCTTGGTCATACTACAGGAGAAATAATATGACAATGAAAGGCGTACCACACTCGGCAACACTAACAACAACTCAAAAAGGTGATCCAGTAATTTACGTATCAGTAAAGAGCGATGCTGATGGATACGTTTACGGATCTAATTATGGATTAAGCTCAGACGGAGCAAGAGAGTTAACAAAGAAGGTTTTAGCTTTTATGGGCTACGACTCTTCTAGCGATAAAGATCAAGCCAAAATTATAAGCGGCGATTGTGTCGATACTGGAAAATCAATTGAGTTTGACTTAAAAGAGACAATTGGGGCCGATGGTAAGACTTATAAAAATTTAGTTTTCCCTACTCTTAACTCTGTTTCTGGTAAGCCAAAAAACATGCTTACAAAAGAGAGTGCAGCTATGATTGTAGCAACTCATAACTTAAAAGAGTTCTTTGGAAGTATTAAGACAAATGAATCTAGTGAAGCAATCCCTTTTTAATATCTACATTGACATAGAATCGAGCGGATTTAATCCCATTCGAAATGATGTAACTTCTATTGGGGTCATCGTAACTGATGACCTCTTTAATATACAATCACAATTTTACTCCACCGTTAAACCAGACATTAATAAGTTTACTAGTGATGAGGCTCTGGCCATTTCTGGGTTTACCAGGCAAGCCCTACTCTTACATAAGCCTCGCAGAGAAGCTTGTATAGACATAATGAAGTTCTTAAAGCCCTACTTATCGACAGAGCCTCAAATGATGATTAGTCATACCGTGAATTGCTTTGACTGGCGTTTTTTAGATTGGCTTTTTAGAAAAGAGGAGTTGAATTTTAATTTGTATAAAATACTGAGACACGATTATCAGCTGTCTACGATTAAAATGGCTCGAGACTTAGGTCACTCTAATAATCAGTTAGGAGAGTGGGCTAAGCGTTTAGACTTAACCTTTAATCATCATAACGCTTTAGACGATGCTCTAATGTGTTTCAATATTCATAAGCATTTAGCAGATAAAAAAGAGTAGGAAAGTAGTTTACTTTTTAGATTAGAAGCTTTTTAATTACTCCCACAACAAACAAAAAAGCCCCGATGGTACGAGGCTTTCAAAAAGTTGCTCAAGTGGTATGAACACAAGAGCGAAATCTGATTATAAAATAATCTTTTTCATTCTTACGGTCAATCTCTCGAGTGAATTTTTTCAAAGGAGGTTTTTATGAGCTATGTTTACATTGCGTCAATCGAAGATTCTAGCGGAAGAGAGTTTATAAAAGTAGGGGCTTGCAATGATGATGTGTTGTGCAGAATTCTGTCACTACAAACAGGTTGCCCGTTTAAGATAATATTGTCTAATTTTTACAAGATTCCGAATAATGCGCATTTCGAAGTAGAAAAATCCATACATAAAGAATTAGCTGAATTCAGACAATGTGGAGAATGGTTTGTTGTCGATGAAGACTCAATTCATATAGTGGATAAAATCAAAAAACTAATGCAAAAATACGAGAGGGTCTATTGCTCAGAATACGTTGAGAGCACATTATTGAGAATAGATAAAACTAATTCAAGCTCAACGGAGAAAAAAAATGTCTGGTAAAATAAAATTAAAGATTAACACATGGGAGAACTACAACCCTAGAAAGGATATTAAAAACCCGAGTTGGTTTGCCTTTTCAAATAGAATGATCGAAGATGCGGATTTTTACGAAATGACGCACGCAGAATTTAAAGCATGGATCTATTGTTTAAGCAGAGCATCACAAAAAAACAGCGACACAATAGAGATATCTTTGGCGCACGCCAATAAAATATGCAACCTATTGAAGTCTGATTTTCTGGGCATGTTCGAAAAGATGAAAAACTCTATAATTATCTTAAATGAAACGATCCGTACGGATGCGTACGGGTCGCGTACGGATGGCGTACAGAGCCCGTACACGACAGACAGACAAACAAACAAACAAACAAACAAACAAACACCCGATCGGTCCGATAAATCGGACGACACATTAACTCTTTGTGTTAAAGAGAAGAAAGAGAGTTTTGACTTCAATGCGGTGTATAATCTTTATCCAAGAAAAGAAGGTAAGAAAAAGGGAATTCAACGACTAGCTGCAACAATTAAGAAAAAAGAAGACTACGATAAATTAGTCGTTTCTACAAAAAACTACTCGACCCTTAGTGATGGTAAGGACCCCCAATTTATAAAGCTATTTTCGTCATTTGTGAGCGTCTGGGAGGATTATTTTGATATGGCTCAAGACGAAGATGAAGATCTAAGATGCAAAATAGATTGGGACTCAATTGTGACTGATAGCTTCATAGAAGATTCAATAGCAGCATTACCCTACAAAGAAGGATTTGAACCAAAATGAAAAGTAGAGTTAAAAATGGCTTACTGAGCCAAACAGATAGAACAAATATTGACTTTGTGACTAATAGCAATAAGTTTACATCGCGACTCGATGTGTTTAAGTGTACGAATGGAATTAGGCCAAACGAGTTTAGCGTAATTGTTGGACCGTCCGGAAATGGTAAGTCTACTCTATGTAAAACCATATCCGTAGAATGTGCAATTGGTGGGAAGACTTGCTATCACATACTATCAGAAGAAAGAAGCGATGTTTACATGAGCACTATATCTTCCGTGTTTGAAAAGATGTGCGATGGAAAATCACCAGACAAGTATTTGGAGCGTCTATTTTTTGAATCAATGCTAGATTGGGATGAGAAAGAGAGAAACGTCGAACACTTTTTTACTAATTTAGAAGATGTCATCAATGATCTATGTCCCGACATGGTAATCTTTGACAACTTCACCACCTCGTTTATGGGAGAGCTTAATATTAATGTACAAGCCTCGATGATAGCCAGACTCAGAAAAATGGCCGCGGCTTACGAGATAGCCATTGTGGGTGTATTTCATACTGCAAAGGGGACTGACATATATAAGCGAATACTAGATGGAGAGTCAGTCCGTGGAAATGCTTCTACAACCAATGCTGGGGCTTATAACTATGTATTATCTACATACTTCCGTACAAAACCAGCGAGAGCGATTATACATATAGATAAGGCTCGTTATCACTCAGAGGCTAATAAGACCTATTATGAGATGCTTTACGATAAGGAGCTAGGTATTTTCGTTAAAGATAAAAAGATTGAATATAACGACATTAAGAAAATATTAGACGATGCAAATGGAGTTAAGAAAAATGCGAATAGAGGCTATTAACAAAAGAATGTTTGAGAGTAAAATTGTGCTATCTCAATATAAGCAAAAGCTAAAACAACTAACCGACAGGTCTAATTTGCCTGAGTACATGGGAGAACTTCTTTTAAATGAGATTTTACTATCAGAAGATGAAGCCAATAAACACCTAAGAGAGCGAGTGGTACTATTGGGTCTAGCAAGAGAAGTTAAAAATGTATGATGACAAAGAATGGCTCGATCTATCGGATGAAGTTAAAAGGCAAACGATAAAATACTTAAAGCTTATGAGAAGATTTCAAAAAGACCCTACCCTATTATCATCAGAAAATAAGAAATGGATGTTGAGTAATTGCGATCTACCTACTTACTTAATACCGAATGAATTATTAGATGATGAAAATTTGTGGCTATAGCAAATTAAATATGCTCTCATTTACTCATGATCTTTACTTTATCAGCCAACATCAAGCTATTAAGCGTGAATAAAGCCTTCGTCACATTAAGAAATGGAGTGCGATGTCGCTCTAAAGATTACATGATTTTTTCAACAGAAATATCTAGGCTACTTAATGAGAATAAAAAAAGCTTCTTAGAATTCAATGCCTATTTTGATCCATATAAACACGAAGTTCACGGCTCGCTCATATACTACACTAACGAATTGCTTACGAAGGATGGTCGTATCTCGCAAAAGTCAGGCGACCTAGGAAACTTTGAGAAGTGCTTAACTGATTGTGTTCTAGTTGGTGAGGTTGACGACTCCTCGATTACAAGATGGTTTATGGAGAAGAAAGAGAGAGAGATAAAGGGTTTTGAGGTTTCATATAAGATAATCGAGAGAGATCGCCAGTCCTTAATTATTAATTGACATTTATTCAATATTCGAGGAGCCTACTATTAAGTCTGTGACTAAAGAGACAGTGTCTCAAGGAAGAATATGGAACTTGAATCAATCGGTGCAATTCAAGCACTACTTACAGGTATTACTACACTTCGCGATGGCAGTTTAAAGATAACATTCGAAGTAAACCCAGATGAAGTAAAATCAATAAATAGACTAATGGAACTCTTTTTAATTGACGAAAGGTTGTTTTTTTTAGGTATTACTCGTGGCGTTGAAAACAGGGCGTTATCACATGAGTAAGTGGGCACCCGGACAGTCGGGAAACACGAAAGGAAGACCAAAAACAGCATTCAAAGACACTTTTGATAATCTTACTGCCCAAAGAAGTATGATAGGAAAGGCCACTCAAATTCTCAATGAAGAGTTTGAGGATATTGTTTATGCATTATGTGATCAAGCAAAGGCGGGAAATACAAATGCGGCTTCATTGCTTTTTAACTACGTTTTGGGTAAGCCAAAAGAAATTATCCAACATGACATAACCAACGAAGCAAAAGAAGGCTTAAGGTTAGCCTATTCGATAAATGGAAAGCAATGATTAGTTTAATGAATGGTGACTGTCTAGAACTAATGAAAACGATCCCTGATAAATCGGTCGACATGGTTTTGACATCCCCACCTTACGACAATCTTAGAAGTTACAATGGCATGAATGACTTTAACTTCGGCAAGTTCCAATTAATTGCAAAAGAGCTTGCTCGAACTTTAAAAGAAGGATCCGTAATTGTTTGGGTTGTAGGCGATGCCACGATTGGCGGAAGCGAAACGGGTTCAAGTTTTAAGCAGGCACTATACTTCAAAGAAGAATGTGGACTTAATTTGCATGATACAATGATTTACAGGAAAAACAATGTGGTTCCATTGAGCCACTCTAGGTATGAACAATCATTTGAATATATGTTTATCCTGTCACGTGGGAAGCCTAAAACATTTAACGGGATCAAGGATAAGTTGAATAAATATTCGGGCACAAAGATACATGGCACCCAGTACAGTGGAGACTTTCCAGTAAGAAAAAGTGGGCACAATAAAAAGACAGTTGCCGCATTTGGACTAAGGCATAATATTTTTACATATAACAATCAGGGAGACAAACGCAGAGAACACCCTGCTGTATTCCCTGAGCAACTCGCCATTGACCATGTTTTCACGTGGAGTAGCGAGCGTGAAGTAGTTATGGATCCATTTATGGGCAGCGGCTCAACTGGAGTTGCCTGCAAGAATCTTAATCGCAATTTCATCGGCATCGAAAAAGACGATAAGTATTTTGAGATAGCACAAAAAAGAATAAATGAAGCCAAAGAAGGACTGAAGCTAGCTTATTCTATAAATGGGAAACAATGATTAACTTAATGCATGGCGATTGCTTAGCAGAAATGAAAAACATCCCAGACAAGAGCGTAGACATGGTGCTTGCCGATGTTCCTTATGGGACGACTGCTTGTAAGTGGGATGTTGTGATTCCATTCGATCTAATGTGGATTGAATTAAAAAGAATTACTAAAGACAATGGTGCGATTTGCTTATTTGGAAGTGAACCATTTAGCTCGCATTTAAGATTAAGTAATTTGAAAATGTTTAAGTATGATTGGATTTGGGACAAGAAGAGAGTAACTGGGCATCTTAATGCTAAAAAAAGACCGATGGTACAACATGAGTTAATTCATGTTTTTTACAGTCAACAGTGCAATTATCTGCCTGTGATACATTCTAATAAGCTTAAAAGGGACTTTCGAGGAGTTTTAAAGCCAATAGATAAAACAGAGGTGTACGGAAAGACAAAACAGATAATACAGACTGCGGCACCAGGCAAGAGCTATCCAAGATCAATAATAGAGCAAACAGCAGTAGTGGGAAACTCATCTGAAAAGGTTGCACATCCTACACAGAAGCCAGTGGCTCTTTTAGAATACCTAATAAAAACCTACACCCTTGAAAATGAAACAGTTTTAGATTTCACCATGGGAAGCGGTTCGACCGGAGTCGCTTGTAAAAATATGAATCGCAAATTTATCGGAATCGAGAAAGACGAAAATTATTTTAAAATAGCGCAAAAGAGAATTAATGAAGCCTAGCTCAGGCACAACTCTCCAGACGTTTAATCCTGAAGTAATTCCTTACCAGTGGAAAGTCACAAATCTAATCAGAAGAGATTGGGACTATTCAAAAGGTAACCTAGAGATTCTTCTCAGTGGCTCTTATGGTTCAGCTAAGTCAATCGAAATGGCACATCTTGCAATCACCCATTGTATGAATAATGAAAAAGCTGTTGCAATGCTCGCTAGAAAGGCGATGCCGGATTTAAAAGCGACTATATTTAAAGAATGCCTAGACCACCTAGATGAAACGGATGATCCGAGAGTCGGAAGACCTTTAATTGAAGGTAAGGACTATTGGGTTAATAATTCAGGGTCGCCATCAATAACATTTTCAAATGGATCAAGAATTGAAACTATATCATGGGCTGACAAGAAATATAAAAAAGGTAGATCGAGAAAGATTTCGTTTTTAGTATTTGAAGAGTTGACCGAAAATAATCAAGACGACCGTGAAGCCTTTATGACACTCAAGGCGCGACTAAGAAGATTGCCCCACGTTAAAGAAAACGTGCTTATCGCCGCAACAAATCCCGACTCTCCGGCTCATTGGGTTTATAAATACTTCTTTGAAGAAAAAGCTCCAACCAAGTTCGTCTTTAGGTCGGTTACAACTGACAACCCTTTTCTTGATCCAGTATACATTGAGCAGCTAATAAGAGATTTGGATCCGAGAGCCATTCAAAGATATATTTACGGGGAATGGATAGAGCTTCAAAAGGACCAGGTCTATTATAATTACAACCAAGAATCAAATTACAGACAAGGATTTCAATTTCATAAAGGGGAAACATTGATCCTTACTCATGACTTTAATATCGGTGCAAATAAGCCAATGAGTGCGGCGGCTATAGTTAAGCGCGGTGAGATCTATCATGCATTTAAGGGTTTTCATGTTGAAGGGGCTAGAACACTAGACATCATGGAGGAGATTGCCTCTAGTGGTCTATTGGACGAGGCTGGATTGATTGTAGTTTATGGTGATGCAACTGGAAAGAGTAACGATACGAGATCTATCAAAACAGATTATGACATCATAAGGGCTTTTCTTTCTAATTATAAAACTAAGGACGGACGACAGTTGAGGTTTGAATTGAGAGTTCCTTCTGCGAATCCACCAATTCGTCGAAGGCAAAACTTAGTAAACGCATATTGTAAAAACGGTATTGGTGAAATTAGATTCTATTGTTATGATAAATGGATAGACGAAGGGATGCGATTAACTGCATTTAAAAAAGGTGCAGACATGATTGAAGATGACTCATTGCCACAACAGCACATCACAACCGCTATTGGATACTGTTTTGACTATGACAAAAATAAAGTGACACCTCCGAGCCAGACGATTAGGCTTTAGTGATAAACAAAGGATTGTTATGTTAAGAGATAAAAGAAAAGATATTATTGAATACGTTAAAAAGCATAAGCACTTCTTAAAAAGAAATGCCGAAGCTCTGGATATTTACGAGGGTAATCTTTTGCCTTACGTAGATGAGATTCTACAAAAGACGTTATCACCACAATATTATCAGCCTGCTAAAGAAAGAATACTTCCAATTAATATTCTACAAAGGTACGTGGATAAGGTGGCTACTTCTTACGAGAAGTCCCCATCACGAATGAGTAAGTCAAAGAATCAAAGAGTGAATGATTTTGTTTCATTTTATAAAGAGCAATTTGATATGTCAGTTAGTGGTCAAATTTGCGATCAGCTATCTAATCTACATAAAGGCTTTGCATGGGAGCCATACATTGACTTAAATGGTGAGCCGCAATTGCGTGAGCTATCCTTTGATAAGTTTCTAGTTATGTCTGACTCAATGATATCCCCAGATGAAGAAACAATCTTTATTAAGTTTATGGGCTATCGCTCAAGTGATGAAGATTCTCTTTTGTTGTTTGTCTACACTAACGATGAATTCGATGCTTTCTATATGAATGGGCAAGAGGCAAGTGAGTTCTTGCTGGAGAATCAAGGCTTAAACCCAATTGGTGTAATCCCATTCGTATATGGCAAGAGGCAAAAGTCTAAGTTAATACCTACGCAAGATACGGATATGCTAGCTATCGTTAAGGCCATACCAGTGCAAATATCTGACTTAGGCATGGCTCAAATGTACCAGTGTTTTAGCATTATGTATGGTGTGGATGTTAACTCAGAGAACCTAATCATGGCACCAAACGCTTTCTGGTCTTTCAAGTCTGACAATGACAAAAAGCCAGAGGTTGGAACTATCAAGCCAGAAGCTGATACGGATAAAGGCTTAAGCTTTGTCATGAATGTATTTATATTATGGCTAGAAACTAAGGGCGTACGTGTTGGCTCTATAGGGTCAGTTACGGGATCTAATTTAGCTAGTGGTATCTCTAAAATCATCGATGAGATGGATGTCTACTCTATTAAAAAGAAGTCAATGGAATGGTTCGAGAAAGATGAGGCTGAGTTATGGAACGATAAACTTCCAAAGATTCATAATTATTGGGTGCAAAATGGCTTAGTAGAAGCATCTACAGTACCACCAATTGTTAATGATGAGTTTGATGTAGTGGTAGAATTTCCTGAACTAGAGCCAATGATTAGTAGGTCTGAAGAGATTGCTAACTTTAAGTCAGAGCTTGAGCTTAGAACTATCACGAGAGAATATGTTATTAGAAAACTACACCCACACTTTACAGATGAGGAAGTGGCAAACGTATTAGCCAATGCTGAGATCGTCTAATGGCATGGATGAAAACAAAGGTAGCTATTAGCCCAAGTCTTAAGCCAAAAGATCGTGTAGCGATCTCTGAGGCTGTTATAGAGTACATTAAGAATAGAACACTAGATGGGATTGATAAGAATTTAGAGAAGTTTCCAAACTACACTAAGAATTATGCGTCATTTAAAGGCGTATCCGTGTCTGATGTCGATCTTGTTTTTAGTGGCGATATGTTGTCTGATCTAAAGCTGTTATCGCATAAAAGCGGAGAGCTTACGATTGGATTTGAAAATGGCTCTAGGTCTAATGGAAAGGCTGAAGGTAATATAAAGGGAACCTATGGGCAACCTAAGCCAGTTAGTGCTCCTAGAGACTTTTTGGGAATCACAGATATTGAAGTTGAATCTTTACTAGATAACTTAGAGATAGAAACTGAGCAGGCCAGTGGGTTAAGCGATGCAGAAATTGAAATAATAGCAAGGAAAGCCGCCGAGGAAATCTTTGGCGACTTAAGTTTCGAATGACGGCAAGCGCGCAGTTAAGAATAGCTCAAAAGAAGATTAAGAATGCTATCTTTCAGGCTCAAAAAAAAGCGGCTCGTGAACTAATTCAAATTATCATTGATGCCATTAGGACTAGAGTTAGGCTTATGCATGAATTAGCTAATGGATCAAAGATTTCAGCATTAGAGCCATCTACAATTAAAAACAGAGAGCGATACGCTAAAAACTTAGACGCGGACACATCCCCATCAACATCAAATGCCACCGCTACAGGCCAAATGCTTAACTCAATGAAGGGTAAAGCTAGCGGAACAAAGATCACAATAGATTTGAGAACTGGTAGAGGCAAAGAGTTAGCTGGAAATAAATCAAAGCTAACAAACGCCCAGGTTAATAAATACTATGAGGGAAAAAAGGGCGAATGGTTTGCCCTTCAAGATGTAGAAAAAGAAGAGGCAATCTCATATGCAGCCGAAATAATCAAGGAAGAAATTAAGAAAGTGTCAAAATAATATTTGACATAAATTAAAATAAAGGGAGAATTGAAATGAGCGATCAAAATGCAGGCAGTGCCTCAACTCAAGAACCAGTGGTTCAACCAGATGCGCAAACTGGCAAAGTAAGCTACGAGACTTATCAGAAAGTTCTTAATGAGGCTAAAAAAGCAAAAGAACTTGCTAAACATCTCGCAGAAGAAAAAGCAAAGAACGATGAAAAGGCACTTGCTGATCAACAACAGTGGAAGGTTTTAGCTGACCAATACAAAGCACAGCTAGATCAAACCAAGTCGGTATTATCAGAACAAGAAAAATCAATCGTTAACGGTTTAAAGTATCAGGAATTTGAGAAGCATTTAAATGGTAAGCTCAAGAACCGTGACTACGCTACGTTTATCGACTTCGAAAAGATTGCAATCAATCCAGAGTCAAGAACAGTAGATGAAGAATCGGTTAAGTCAGTGGTCAGTGAGTTTTTAAAGAGTCACGCATCACTAGTAGAGTTTCAGTCGGGTGCCAAGCTACCTAACAATGCTGGTGCTGGCTATAATTCTGCAATGGCTAAAGATGTAAAAGAAATGACAACGGCTGAGCTAGAAAACGAGCTTAGAAAATTAGGGAAGATCTAACAATATGTCTGGGAGGACAAAATGGCTGATGCTTATATGGCAAACACGGAATTAGGAGCTACAAAAGCTACTCTAATTTCAAATTTAGTACAAAGAGAACTTGCTTTCGCTGCTATCCTTAGAAGCACAATTACTGATGTTTCAAACTTCGCAGTAAAGGGTTCTAAGACAATTCAATTTCCAAAACTTTCATCTTTCTCAGTTGGAACTAGAACTGAGGGAGCATTGGGCGAAACTACTGCCTTAACAGCTACAGTTGACGCTCTTAACCTAGATATCAATGCTTATGTTTCATGGGCCATTGATGCTTTCACAGCTAAGCAAACGACTATCGACTCACAAATGGAGTCATTAAAGATGGCTGCTGCGGCACAAGGCCGCTATGTGGATCAAAGAGTAATTCTTGCTCTTGCTGCTGCTGCTGCTTCTTTTGTTAATGTCGGTGCTGAAGTAGATGTTACTTATGCAAACCTTGTTGACATGAGAAAAGCAATTCTTAAAGCAGACGGTGTTGTTGCTAATACAGTAATCATCGCTTCACCGGCTCAAGAAGCCGTTCTTATGAAGCTTGCTGAGTTTAAAGATGCTAGTGCTTACGGTGCAAACGCTGTTGTTCCAAATGGTGTAATTGGTAAAATTCTAGGAATGCCAATTTACGTTCACAATGGATTAGCTGATAAGCAATTATTTATGTACGAGAAGTCTGCTCTTGCAATCGGTTTCCAAAAAGAAGCTGAGTATGGAGAAGAGTCTTTCCTTGAGCTTGGTGTTGGTGCTAAACGTGTCGCTATCGATCAATATTTTGGTCTTGCTCCAATGCAAGTAGCTCTTAAAGGTGCTGCTGCTGGCAAATCTCCACTTATTTTAGGACTTAATGACTAATTAGTTTTTAATTGGCAGGGGCTTCGGCTCCTGTCATACTTTGATGTATGAAAACAATTAATGATAGTCAGCACTACTTAAAAGCTAAATCAGCAGAGGGTTTAAAGTACCTCATGATGAAGAACAATTTAGATAGAAATGCTTATCATGGATATCAGATAGTTTTCGCTAACGGCTTTTGGTACGCTTGGTACGATGCCAGCTTGAGTAATTCTGATATGGAGAGTGCGGATGATCTCGACTGATATAAGAGACAATGAACTTAAAAAGTTTAGAGAATCATCGAGCGGTCCAGCGGTTGCAGTGGTTTTTGATCAAGATGTTTTACCAGTCGAAACAGCTGGGGTAGACTGGGATGAAATTAACACTACATTTCCAGAAAACAATCAAGAGCTTTACACTTATAAGAAGAATTCAAACACGGTTCAAACCGTTCTCGTTACATACCTAGATACTACTAAGAAATCAATTATATCAATTTCAAAAACGAGGTTTTAGATGCCTTGGAAGTTTGACTCTCAGTCAGTTGATATAGTTTTCATAGTAGATACTACTATTGCCATTGTTTCTGGCTCGGTTGAATTGGGTGACAGTATATCAAGCGATTTATCTATCGATACAGGTGATAGAGAAAACGAATCGTCACTGGTTGATGGTGGTTTAAGGATAATTGATGGCAGTATTTAAAGCTCCGAGAATAACAACGACTCAGAGGCTCTCATTAATTCTCGAAGAAAGCGAGATAGTTTATGATGTTAATGAAAAAAAGCCGTATTATGGCGATGGTGTTACTGTTGGCGGCGTAGAATATACAAATGGTGCATCACAGGTAAAGTTTTTCAATACAGGGTTGTTTTCGCCAACAACTCAGCAAATATTAGATAAAAAAATATTATTAAGTTATATTCCTTTAGAAAATAGCGTTTCATTTAATTTCTCCAACGGCATACCTCAGTTTGAAAGCATCGATTTCTACATTGACCAAAATTTTATTAGGTGGGATAATTTGGGATTGGATGGTTTTATTGAGGAGACAGATTTAATTCAGATTAGCTATGCTTATTTATAGCTAATTACACCAATGGAGGGTGTTTATTATGGCTCAACAGATTAAAAAGAAATTTATTGGCGATGACCAGGTCGATGGTTCGAAAATCAAGCTGGAAACCGGAGAAGCACTGAGAGGTACTAATCTATCTGGTGGAACAATTGAAATCATAAAAGCCGTTAATGGCAAGGCAATCGTTTTAGGGCAAGAAGTTGCTCTAAAATCGCAAGTTGATGCGGCACTAGTAGAGGCTAAAGAGTATTCAGATGTTAAAGAAACAGAGGTAAAAGCATATAGTGATGCTTCTGTTTTAGTCGAAACTAATCGTGCTCAAGCTGAAGAAGAAAAA